ACGCCGAGGCCGTGAAGGGGAGGGGTGAAGGGTGATTCGAGACGCGCATGTTTCCGGAGAATATCGTTATTGGCTTTCCCGAATTTGGGACGAAAAAGCACGGCTGATATTTTGGGTGATGCTGAATCCTTCGACGGCGGACGCCACTCAGGATGACGCCACGATCAGGAAGTGTATTGGATTTTCCCAACGGTGGGTATTTGGTGGGCTTTACGTTTTCAATCTTTTCGCACTTCGATCAACCGATCCAAAGGCTTTATATTCGCATGCCGATCCAGTTGGCCCGCTGAACAGGAAAATTTTTGCGGACGCTTTGGAAAGGTTGCGGCCGTCCAAAATTGTGGCGGCTTGGGGAAACCACGGAACGTACAAGGGACGGGGGGCAGAACTCATGGACGAATTTGAAATGGAACATCTTGGACTAACGAAAATCGGGCAGCCGCGTCACCCTCTTTATGTTCCGTACACTCAGAAATTGATTTTAGGCTATGCCCCCCACGCGGCCAAGGGGAGGGACGGGGGATGACCAAATCCGACCTTTGCCACGCCACATCCAAGGCATCCGGCCACCCCCTGAACCGTTGCGAGGCCGTAGCCGATTCTTTCCTCACCCTTATCGGGGAATTGCTTTTGGACGGCCATACGGTGGAAATCAGGAATTTCGGGACGTTCATGGTCAAGGACCGCAAGGCCCGCCCAGGCCGAAACCCCCGGACGAACGAGCCGGTCACCATCCCCGCCCGGCGCGCCCCCCTGTTCCGCTTCACCCCGGAAACAAAGAGGGGGGTTAGGCCATGACAACCAGATCCACCCCATACTCCCGCCCATCCACCGCCGGAGGCTTCCTAGACCCCTCAGACCGCGACTACCACTATACCCATAAGCGATGCCCATGCGGACAGGGTACGCGCGGATACGGCCCACACCGCGCCCTCTGCCACTCCTGTCACGCCAAAGCGCAAAGGGAGAGGCCAAAAGTCTACAAAACCGTGTGTAAGGCAGAGACGCTTTTAATTGGATAAGCGGCGAAACCGCGCCAAATGATGTATATTCCCATCCATGGGATGGTTACGCTGTGCAAGATTGGCCCAAGGCAGTTTTTGCCCCGTTGCCGTTTTCTCCCGCATCCTCGCCCGTCAATGCCGGGAAATCGCCCTAAGAGCGTACAAGGACGGGAACACCTACTTCACCGCTGAGGTAGCATGAGTCAGGGTGAAGGTGGTGGACGCCCCCCAAGGTGGGAAACCGAGGCGGAATTACAGGCGTCCATTGATGGATATTTCGCAAAGTGCGAAGCTGACAATACCCCGCCCGGAATTTATGGCCTTGTAGACTTCACAACTCAAAGCATATCAACGTTTTACGAATACGAAAGCGGGAAGAAAGACACCGAAACCGAAAAGTTTTCGATTGCGATTAGTAAGGCCCGATTAAAAGTGGTCGCTTTCGCTGAATCTCGCGTATATCAAAACACCGCCGGGGCCGTTTCCCAACTCGTAAACACAACCAGAAAATACCCAGAGCCTTACAAGAATTCGCAGGCCCACGAAGTCACCGGCCCCAATTCCGGCCCCCTCCAAATCGTCATAACCCCCACCCAGTCCGCCATCGTGTAATGGCTTTCAAGCCGACCGAAAAGCAGGATGAGGCCACGGCCTTAATTGCTGGACCGGCGCGGCACATCCTTCTTGAAGGTGGAAGTAGGTCGGCTAAGACTTTTGAAATGGTATGGGCCATAGTAACCCGCGCCCTTATTGCTCCCGGTTCACGGCATTGCATTCTCCGGTACAGGTTCAATCACGTCATCACATCGGTATGGTATGACACCTTCCCCAAGGTGATGGCGATTTGCTACCCCGCTGTGAAATATGTGGAGAATAAATCATCGTGGTTTATTTCCCTTCCCGGCGGATCTGAAATTTGGTTCGGTGGCCTTGATGACAAGGACCGCACGGATAAGATCCTTGGAAACGAGTACGCGACCATGGGGTTTAACGAGATTAGCCAGATGAATTTCCCATCGGTGGACACGGCGCTATCCCGCCTCGCGCAGAAGGTGGAATTCGTTGATCCCGCGACAAAGGAAAAACGCATTCTACGCCTGAAGGCCATCTACGACCAGAACCCAGCCAGCAAAGGCCATTGGTCATACAAGATTTGGCACAAACGCATCACCCCGGACGGGAAAGACCTCCCGAAGCCCGAGAACTACGCCCGCATTTTGATGAATCCCACAGACAACCGCGAAAACATCGCCCCCGAGTATATCGAGGAATTGGAGAACTCTAGCGAACGCAAGAAGCGGCGGTTTCTTCGCGGTGAATACGGTGAGGAAACCCCCGGTGCCATGTTCCCCGAGGAAATCATAGACCGGAACCGGGTGACGGATGGAAAGGTGCCTGAGTTTGTCCGAATCGTGGTCGCCTGCGATCCGTCTGGGTCCGATGATGTCGACAATGCTGACAACGACGCCATTGGAATTGGGGCCGTTGGCCTTGGCACCGATGGCCGCGCCTATGTCTTGGAGGATAATACGGTTAAGGCTGGCCCCGCGACATGGGGGCGAACCGTTGTCACCACCTACGACCGCCTCCGCGCCAATGTGGTCGTTGGAGAAAAGAATTTCGGCGGGGCCATGGTTGAATTCACGATCCAGACCGCTGCCGCTGAACAGAAAATGCGCCCGGTTCCGTTCAAATACACGGTATCAAGCCGAGGGAAACACCTCCGCGCCGAGCCTGTGTCCGCGCTTTACGAGCAGGGCAAGGTCTGCCATGTCGGGTATTTCCCGCAACTTGAGGAAGAGCTTGCGGCATTCAACCAAACCGGATATACTGGTAGTGGTAGCCCAAACCGGGCCGATTGGTTAGTATTTGCCATATCGGAACTATTTCCGGGGATTGTCAAGGACATGACGAAAGAGTCGAACAGCCGCGCACCGTCCCAATACTCCCAACGATTGGCCATCGCATGAAATCACTTGAACTAGCCCAAAACCACCGCTTCCTTTGCGAAGAAGTCAGCGTCAGCGCGAAGCTGGTCGCTGGCGTGGAGATGATGAAAGCCGATCTCGTTCACAAGTACCTGAATTCCAAGCCTCTCAACCATACCCTCCATTCCTCGCACTACCTCAACGAAACCACGTTCTTATTTATCTGGACGGTGAAAGATGGCTGAGACAAAAACCGATCCCAAGGTCGAACGCTACCGCCTGATACAGGCGGAGATGGAGAAGAAGAAGACCAAGTACGCCCAATTCTGGGACCCCATCTACGAGGAAACGGAAAAACATTTGCGCTTCACCCTTCAGGGTAAGCAGCTTGAGGAAAACCAGATTCGTGAGCTTGGCCTACGCCATCCGAAGGAGCCCAACCTTCTCATCACCTACGCCAACAAGGTCATCAACAAGACCCTGCAAACCGACTACCGTGGCAAGGTCACGCCCGCCGGTAGCGGTGCCGATGATGTCAAGGCCCGCGAACGCCAAGACGTGATCCGTGGCCTGCAACGCCTGAACAAATTCAACCAGCTTGCCAATCAGGTGAAGCGGAATCAGGTTGCCGGTGGAATTGCGTACTCGCTCAAAAAGATTGAATTCGCGGCCAAGCGCGGGTTTGGCAAGACCATCAAAAACGAGTTTCTGGACGATTACAAGAACGTCTACCCCGACATTCACGTCAAGTCCCCCACATTCGACGATGCCGAGGATTTCCTCATTCGTCAAGACATCCCCGAAGAGCAATGGGAGGCCAAGACCGGGCAAAAGGTCACGCATTGGGGAAACGCCAAGACGAAACCACTATGGAGCTATTGGAAAAAGGAACTGAAAGCGGACGTGGAATACCTCCGAGAAGACGGCGACACCGTCATGGAGTCCACGCTTCCCGAACTCAAGGGGAATAAGTTCGGTGGTAAGGACTTGCGCGGGGTCAAGGTTGGGGATGACATGGAGCCGCTGGGACGCCCGACCGAGGATTTTACTTGGACCTGGTACATGGAGGCGGACAAGAAAATAATCCGTGAAGAGAAATGGCTTTCCGCCTATTCCCCGCTTGTCGCTTGTACTGGTGCGCGTGTTGATTCCAAGGACAAGACGTATTTCCAGCCGTTGACGCTATTCGCGGAAGAGCCGCAACTCGTCTATACCCTGATCGAGAATATCCAACAGCTACGCCTTGGCCGGTCGCCTTTCAGCAAGTGGAAGGTGGCCTTCGAGTCCATCGTCACGAAGCAAATGCGGGACTTGCGTGATTCTTCCGAGCTTGGCGGGATCGATATTCTGTACAAGGCATTGTCAGACGATGGACAGACATCGCTTCCGGCTCCCGAGGAAATCGAAGCCCACGTCATGGACCCCATGCTGATCACCCTGCAAGCGGAGCAGGTGAACAAGATGGAGCGGATATTCGGGCTGTCGGATGCCGCTTTTGGGAGGAAGACAAACGAGACCTCCGGCATTGCCATTGAGCGCAGGCAACAGGTCTCCGACGAATCCACCTACCACTCCGAATTCAATTTCATGCTTTGGGTGGAGCAGGTTACCCGTGGGGATTTGGATTGCATCGGCCATTACCTGACCGCCCCCCAGCAGATGGCCTTCATAAACGAAGACGATCAAATGGTTGTTCGATGGCTGAACACAACCGGCGGGGTCACATTCTCGCCCAACGAAGAGTACACGCTTGCGATTGAGGCCGTTCCCATTTCCCCCACGGCGCGGGAGGATGAAGCCGCTTTCTTGTCCAAGGCCGCTGAACGGTCACCGCTTATCGCCAACAACCCCGAAGCCATGGCCATCGTGCTTGAGGCGCAACCGGGCTTGGCGGGGAAGAAGCTGGCCAATGTGCTGCGGAGTACCAATCCTCAGGTGGCGCAGGCCAAGCAAGTCATCCAGCAACAGCAAGCGCAACTGCAAAAGCTGACTCAGGACGCGCAATTGTCCAAGGCACAGGACGCGCTGAAAATCCAGACCCTGCAAAGCTCCCTCACCATCTGCAAACAGGTGATGGGGATGATGAAACAGCAACACGCCGCCGAGCAGGCGAGCGCGAAGGGCGAAGGCATAGAAATCGGGGAAGATCCCCGTATCGCCGAGATGGATGGAACCATCAAGAGCATGGAATTGCAACTTGAGGAATTCAAGGCCCATGCCAAGGCACAGACGGACCAGCAGAACGCCGACAGCCGCACCATGGACGCGGAGACAAACCGCATGAAACTCGGGCATGAGATGAGCAAGCCGGAGCCGCAACCGGAGGGCTTCCCCGCTTGAACTTTGGCCCGCGATTAAAGGCTATTCGAGAATCCCGCCGCTGGTCGCGGGAGTATGTGGAGACTTTGATCCGCATTCGGTTCTGCAAGAATGGGGAAATCCCCCCGGCGGCGGATACCATCAAGGACATTGAACTGGAACGGACGGCGGAACCGCGAAATGGAACGCGGATTATGATTTTGAAACTGTTTCCCGAACTTTCCCCCTAATTCCCCCCACAATACCCCGAACGATTGCGCGTGACACCGCCTTTTAAGTCGTTTGCCGTTGCAAATTATCCCCATGAACTTCAACAAGGGGCACAACATGCGGCTTTATCTCTCTCCCGATGCAGACGGTGGTGGTGGAAATCAAGGCGGGGCCGGTGATGCCGGAGCGCCAGCGGGTGCCCCTGCGGGTGGTGACGGTGGAGCCGGTTCCGCCCCTCAATGGGTGAGCAAGGCCGATTTTGACACCTTCGCTAGTCGGTTGGAGGAAAGATTTTCTCAGGTTCCGGCACGGAATGCCGAGCCCGCCGCCAACAAACCCGGTGAGCCCACGGAGCCGGACCCGTCCAAGTACAATTTTGGCCAAGACCCGACCGCACTTTCTCGGTACAACAAAGACCTTCGGACCTATTTCCGCCATCTGGACAAACAGGACGCGGAACGGGAAAAGGCCGATAAAGCCCCCATCGAATCCGCGCAGAAAGCGGATCGCGAGCATCGCGGGCGTTTGGGTGAGTACAAAAAGACCCATCCCGAATTTGCCTCCGACCTACAGAAAAACGGCATCCCTCCCCTTGTCGGGACGGTGCAAGACATCATCAAGCGTCACAGCAAATCCGCTGAAATCACCCATGAACTCATCAAGGATCGGTCTTTGGCCGATGACTTGAATTCCGTGGCCGATTCCGGGGACGAAGACGCAATCAAATTCCGAATTGGGGAAATCGTGGCGGAAATCCGGCAGAAGGCGAAGGCGTTGGAAGCCAATACCGTCGCCGCTGGCCAACGCCCGATCCCGTTCTCCAATCGCGGGTCAAGCCAAGGTGGGAAGGCCGAACTTTCCGCCGCCGAACGTGTGAAACGATACAAAGCAGCTTCTTAAAGGAGTAGAACATCATGGCCGATTCAATTGTTTATACCGACCTCGTTTGCGAAGATGGCGTGGACGCCCTGATGGGGGAAGACCCCGTTTTGGCCATCATGTCCAAGTCGGAAAGCAAGGAGTTTGAACAGAAGACGTACCAGACCGGCGACACGGTGAAGATCCGCATTGAGGATCAGCCGCTTTTGCCCGTCCAGTCTTCGGTCGCGTCCATGGACCCCGTCGTGCAGACGGAAATCAGCCTGCAAGTCCTGATCTGGAATACAACCTTCCAGTTGGGGAGCCTTGAGGAACAGTATTACATCGGCGGGAAAGACCGCGTCCGCGAGAAGCTGACCGTCCCCCGCATGAAGACCATGGCCGTTCAGGCCGCTTTGACCGCCTACGAGGAATTGTTCATGTGCCCAGGCTTCTTCGGGACCGCCGGTGCCGCGCTCAAGACCTCGACGGATTGGAACTATGGCCGCGCTGCCTTGAAAAACCAGTTGGCGGGCACATCCGGCCTCTACGCCATCATGTCCGAAAACAACATGGCGGAAACCGCTGGCGACTTGGCCCAGAAGTTCAACCCCTCCACCGACAGCGCCACCGCCTACCTCGAAGGTGACGTGAAAAGTGCGGGTGGCCTGAATTTCTTCTCGTCCTCGAACTTGCCGGTGCATACCAACGGCTCGGGCGTGGCCTCGGGAACCTCGGGTATGGCTGTTGGTGTCAACGTCACCACGGGCGCGACTTCGGTTACCGTCACGGGTGGAACCGCGACCGGCACCTTCTTGGTCGGCGACGTGATTTTCTTCTCCGGTTGCTACGAAGTGCAGCCCCAGACCAAGGTCACCATCCCCCGCCTGCGCACGTTCACCGTGACCGAAGATGTTACCCTGTCCGGCGGTGGTGGAGTCATCAAGGTTTTCCCGGCCATTGTCGGCCCCGAGAACCCCAAATTGCAGACCATCTCCGCCCTTCCCACCACGGCCAATTACGTTGGCCGCAAGGGAACGGCTTCGCACACCTACGAGCAGTGCTTGATCATGAAGAAGAATTCTTCTTCGCTGGTCTCCTTGGCATTGCCGGATCTGGTCATGGCCAAGAACTCGGTCGGCGACTACCAAGGCATCAAGGTTTACTCCTCGATGTCATCGGACATCACCAACCGCCAGAACATCGTCCGCGCCGATATGCTCATCGGTGCCAAGAACACCCAATGGCGTCATCAGTACCGCGCCTTCACCGCCGATCTCGGCTAAGGAGAAAACCATGCCCTCAGCATCCTTTACCGAAACCAACATCGTCTCGCCTAAGTTCCCGGAAGTGTCGGCGTACTTCGCTGCGCAGAGCTTTTCCTCAGGCGCGTATGGTGCTTCAAGTGCCGCCGAATTCGCCAACTTGGTGTACACGGTTGATGCGATTGTCGCGGCCCTGAACGCTCGGAAAGTCACTTCGGCCAGCTGATGCCGTCAACGACCTTCAGCCAGACCAACGTCATTTCTCCGAAGTTCCCGGAGGAGTCGCCGTATTTTTCGAGTCTGGATTATGCCATTCCCGACTATACGTCGCAGGTCGGTGGAGCATACGGCCTTGACAGCGAACAGCATGTCATCGAACTGCAAACCCAGCTTGAGGCGGTCACGAATCAGGTCAACAACCTGACAAACCAAGTTGCGGCGCTCACGCAGGCGTTCATCAACCGACAGGCCATCTTGGCTAATCCGGCGTACACCTTCCCCGATCCGAACCCCACCTAACCAGAGGTAAGAAATGACTTGGACATGGGAGCAGGTAATTTCCCTTGCCCTTGTCCGGTCGGGACGGGTTGGCGAGGGCCAAGCGATCGCCCCGCGAGACTTCGCTACGGGAAAAGCCCTTTTGAATCTCCTTTTGGATGAATGGGACGGCGAGGGCTTGGCCCTCCCGAACATTGACACCCAGATCACCTTCAACACCGTACCGAATCAGGCCAAATACGAGCTTGGACCGGGCGGGGATAATTCCGTGCGCCCCGAGCAGGTGCTGACCGGAACCTGCACCATCCAGCAGACCCCGCAGGTTACGCGGGTTATCATGGCCCCGATGACGATGGAGGATTACACGCGCCTCTTCGTGCCGTCGAATATTTCGCAGCCTTGGAATTTCGCCGTGAATGAGACTTTCCCGAAAATGGAAGTTTACCTGTATCCCACCCCGGATAAGATTTACCCCATCATTTTCAATTGCAAGGTGAAGTGGTACGTCACCGCCGGGGACGTGAACGCGAACGCCTTTTCCACGGCCCAGATTCCTTCCGGGTACGCGAATGCCTTGGTAGATAATTTGGCCCTCAAGATTGCCAAGCGTCTCCGGCTCGAAACCGACACCCTCATCAACGATGCCAACGCGGGACGGTTTATGATTGCGGCGGCTGTGGCCACGCAAATACCGGATCGTAGGAACTCGATCCCCATGGGTATTTTCGGGAACACGGTTATTTTGGCGGGGCGTAACCCATGACCGAGGTCCAGCCCATTGATATTCCGATTATCGGGCCTTCAAACAAGGTGCCGCAGGACGATCCTGAATTCACCTTGAACCTGTACGGGGAAAAGGTGTCAGATGAGGTGTACACGCTGAAACCGACACCGGGGACGGAACTGGAATTTGCACTTTCGTACAACGGCGGCGGACGCGGGGAAATCGTGGCCAATGGCCGCTTTTTCGCCGTGCGCGGGGCTTTCCTGATTGAACGCGTGGACGGAGTGAACACTTACCGGGGGACGCTGGAATCGACCACGGGTAAGGTGGGGATGATTTGCAACGGCAACCCCACGAATTCGCTACCCGGCCAAATCATGATCGTGGATGACGAGCATGGCTATGTCCTCAACCTCGATGACAACACCTTCGAGACGCTTTTGGAAGTGGATGGGTTTGTGGGGGGCGGATCTCAGCTTGCCTTTTGCGCGGGCCGCGCCATTGCCTTGAAACCGGATTCAGCCCAATGGCAGTATTCGGCCCTGTACGATTTCTCAGTTTGGACGGGGGTTGATTCCGGGTTTGCGACATGCCTTTCCCTTCTCAATGGGAAACTCCAAGCCGTGCTATCGAATGGGGATTTCTGTTATTTCTGGTCTCAATATGGAATGGAGGTTTGGCAACAAATCGCGGGCGATACCCTTCCCATGCGCCGGATTCTGGCCGCTGACAAAATCGGCATCATGGCCAAAAACTCAGCTTTTTACATCGGGCGGTATGCGTACTGGCTCGGGGGAACGGCTGCGGGGCGGGGTGTGGTTTACCGCCATGCCGGTGGTGGACAGCCGGAACGGATTTCCGATCACTCCACGGAACGGAATATCGCGGCCATTGCCGACGCCTCGGACGGGAATGCCCTCTATTACGAATCGCTGGGGCATGTTTTCTATTTGCTCACGTTCAAAAGCGGAAACCGCACCTTTTGCTTTGACGCCACCACGGGCCTTTGGCATGACCGCGCCATCCGGGAGCCGATCAACGGGTCCATTCAGGCGCTTCCCTATATCGCCATGGTCTTTCTGGATGGGAAAATCTTGGCGCTGGACTCTCGGAATGGCAACGTCTACAGCGTTAAAAACGATGTCTACACCGACAACGGAAACCCGATTATTCGGGATCGCATCTTGTCCGTTATCCCGAAAGAGGCGGACTGGCCCACGTTTTTCCAGTCGGTTGAGCTTATGGGACAGGTGGGGAACACGCCAGCGGGCGAGGATGATCCGAACGTTTTCCTCCGGTATTCGCTGGATAGGGGCATGACCTATTCCGAAGAGGATTGGAAACCCATGGGTGGACAGGCTGGGTATGAGACTCGCATTAAGTGGAACGGGCTCGGGTCCGGGATTGGTCTCGCGCTTTGGTTTCGCACCGTGGCATCGCAATACATTTCATGGCGTTCTGTCCGCCTTCGCGCACAATGAAACGCTATATTAGGAATCGAGGGATTTATGGCCGGTAACGCAGGAAAATACGCAGCAGGCGGCGCACTCGCCGGAAGCCTTGTCCCCGGAGTTGGAACCGTTACCGGGGGCCTTGTCGGTGCTGGTCTTGGAACCGTTGCCGATATTCTTGGCGGGAACGCTTCGGCAGATGCCCAGAAAGCCGCACAACGGCGGGCGCGGGGCGATCTCACGCAAGGCTACGCCAATGCCACCGGATATCAAAAACCCATCTACGACACCGGCATCGGGGCGTACACGGACTTGGCCGGAGGCTTCAAGGGTGGGGAATTCAACACCTTGGCGAATTGGGACCCCAACCAGATTTTCAATGACCCCGAGTACAAGGCCACGCTGGCATCGGGCCGGGCGGCGCTGAACAATGACGCCAACGCCCAAGGGTCGCTTTTTTCAACGGCTTCGGATAGGGACTTGACCCGCTTCGGGCAAGACCTCTTTGCCAGCCGTGGCGATGAGCTTTATGGCCGCGCGGAAAGGGCGAACAATACCCGCTTCAATCAAGGTATGAGCCTCGCCAATCCGGGGCTACAGGCGGCGGGAACCCTCTCCAACTTGGCCGTGAACGAAGGTCAGGACTTGGCGAACAACAGCCTTGGAAGTGGTGCCATCCGCGCCGGGAATATCCAGAAAACCACCGGAGCCATCACCAATCTTTTGGGAGACGTGACCGGCGGGAACCAGTATCAGGAATATTTGAAGGGTTTGGGCAAGGGGAAGAAAGTCTAAGCCATGGCATACGATCAGAGCATTATGAGCCAAATCCCCGTCTTTCGAGCGGGTGGGTATTACACGGCTCGTGACAAGGCGTTGAAAAACCGCTTGGAGATGGACGCGCAGCGGATTCAGGACGAGCAGAATCTTCGGGCCACGGGGGCGCAGGAAAACGCGGACGCGGAAGAGGCGCGACGGGCGACTGGGTTTGAGCAGGATCAGAAATTACGCGCTGACCTGATGAAACAATTTGAACAGCCTGAACCCGGCAGCCTCCCGCCCCCTATCCAATCGGCGGTGAAACTCCCCGAAATACAGAATATGCCCCCCCAAATGGTGGGGATTAACCCGGCGTTGGCAAACCTCCCGCCCCCCTTGGAAAAGGCTGTTACCCCACCGCTCACCGATCCATTTGAAATCCAGATGAAAGCGCAAGAGGACGCGCTGGCGCAACGGGAGCGGGGATTGATTGGGTATGCGGCGAAGATGGATATTGCCGGACTCAGCAAGGAAAAGCAGGAAATCGCCGCCGCACGGCAGGGGATTAAGGATCAACGCGCTTTCCAATCCAAGCTCGGGGAATATGACCGCCTGTCACAGGACGCGGCCATGGACCCGGCAAAAATGAATGCGCTTGTTACACAGATTGAGCGGGAGAACCCGAACAGCGTCCGGGCGCAGAAGTATATCGACAACCTGAAAAACAAACTACCGCCCAGCCCGCTTACGGGGGAAAATCAAACATTCCAGCAAGAGCTTTCTTTGCGTAACAGCTTCATGACGCAGACAAAGGATTTCCGCGATGTTCGGGATGCTTATGGAAGAATAAAGACTTCTGGCGTAAACCCGTCCCCAGCCGGTGACTTGGCATTGATTTTCAACTACATGAAAATGCTCGATCCGGGATCAACGGTCCGCGAGGGTGAATTTGCCAACGCTCAAAACGCGGGATCGGTCCCAGAGAGAATTCGGGCCTACTGGAACAAGGCTTTAGAGGGCACCCGGCTTGACGAGAACCAGAGGGCCGACTTTTTGGAAAGGGCAAAAAACCTTTACAAGCAGTCGCTTTCACAGGCGAAAAAAACAGAAAGCGAAACGAAAAATTTAGCGCGTTCTTATGGGTTGAATGCGGATCGCGTTGTAACCGATATCGGAATACAAGACGATTTCGCTGAATCAGAAAATCCGCCTGGAATGTCTCACGAAAAGGCTAAAAGGCTCAAAGAATTGCGGGAAAAGCGAGACGCTGGGACGCTGAAATGAGTGCGCTAACCGAATCCGAAGAATTGGAACTCCTGGAACTTGAAGAGGCCGAGGCTAAAGCCAAGGCCCATAAAGATCCGGATCCGCCCAAAAAACAGGGCGCACTTAAAACGGCTTTGGGGTGGGCCGCTAACCACATCCTCGCCCCTGTCAGCGGAGCCATCCGTGGCGGTGTGCAAGGGTTCAAGGCTGGGGATGCTGGAAAGTTTGGAGACCCTCTTTTACAGGCTGGAAAAACCGCGCTAAAAGGCGCGGTAAACCCTGAAAGCGTCCAATCCGCCGAGGAAATGATGCAGGGTTTTGGGGCGAGTACGGAACCGAAAATGCAAGTGCGGACACAGCCGCCTGGGGTTCAATTCAATTCAAACCTCCCCCCGCATTTGTTGCAAGCGTTGAATATGCAGGCCGCGAATGCTAAGCCGGAAACGACGTACACTACGCAAGCGCGGGAACTTGGGCAGGCTTTTGAGGCGGCGGTTCCAACCCCGCTTGATCTTATTCCGGGTGGGCGTATCCTACGTGGATTTGGATCAAAATTCGGGAAAATGGCCGGGAAATCCGCAGAGGAGTTTTCAGGAGTGCCCGAAGAGGCTTTGAGAATAGCGGGAACCAAGCAGGGGAGAAAAGGCTTGCAAGAGGCCTATGGTGCGCAAAACAAAATCGGGCAAGAGTTTTTAGCACACTTGGATAATCTTGAGCACAATATGCCGGAAAAGGCTGTGATTGATGCGGCCATTAAGAAACTTCCTGAAATGGATTTCGGGGCTGTCATTCGCAGGCTGGAGGCTTCAAAAACGCAGCCCATAGCAGGACAAATTCTAAGCACGGACGATATTGCTGGGAACATTTTGATCGACAGAGAAATTTCAGCATTGAAAGGCAATAGGCCGCGCGGGCAGGCTTTCAAAACAAAGCTATCCGCCGAGGATTATTTAGCGGCGCGGCGAAAACTGGATAAAAGCATCAATTTTGATGTCGAAGGCGGGAGCAGGCTTAATGATGCTTTGAAGGATGCTAGGACTTTCATGCGGGAAGAAATTTTAAACACTGCTAAATCCAGCGGTGTTCCTGAAATTGCCCCCACGATGAAAACATGGGCCGATAAAATTGGCGCACTTGAGAGAATCAAAGACAAATTAGGGCAAACGGGAGCAAACAGAAAAGACCGTGTAGAGTCTTTTATTTCAAACCTTTTCGGGAAAAATAAGACCGAGACTCAAAATCTCGTTGCCGATTTGGATCAGGCAATGGGGAGTGATGTAGCTGGAAGGGCTAAACTTTCAATGCTGGCTGAAAAAATAGGGCCGGAAGGAAAGGCCGCGCTGCTCCCCAGACAATTTACAGGGAGGGCCGGGCTAGGGGCTTTGACTGCTGGACATTTCGCCGTCCCCCTATCTTCGCCCGCCATAGCTTCGCGTGTTACCCTTCCGGCATTCAGGGCGATAGAGAGGGCTGGTGGGGCTTTGGAAGGAAAACTTCCCTACCCCATCCTCTCCACCCTCAAGGCATCCCAAACCCAAGAACGGACGCTCCCGGAACAGCAAATAACCCCGCAGGCCCCCGACAGCCTCCCACGCCCGCCCATCGCGCTTCCGCCCCATCTCCGGCACTTCCAGACTCAGGAACC